GCCGAGCCCGCCATGATCAGAGCAATGGCCCCTGTACGGTCGATCTGACCGGCTGCCAGCTTTTCGAGCACTTGGAGCACCACGCCCATCTGCTGGGCGTTGTCGCCGCCGCCGGCGACGGCAGCGGCAACCATAGACAGCGGGGCAAAGCCCTGCTGCATGTAAGTCTTGTCGGCAGCCTCGGAGTCAAGCAGCGACATGTCCTCGAGGTCTCGGATCTCGTTTGGCGTGAGGGCTCCGGTGTTGAACAGGAACTGGTGCAGGGCCACGCGGGCAGCCGTGTCGCCACGCAAGAGCGATCGGCTGTCCAGACGGGCGTAGACACGGTCACCGTTGGTCGAGTAGGTCCGCAAAATACTGCGGTCGATCGCGCCCTCGTACCGCTTCTGCCACGGCAGCAGGCCGAACACGTGGGCCGTCACGAACTCCTGCTCGACGTTGGAAAACTTTGCCATCTCCGAGTCGCCAAGCAGCGTGGTCGGGATGCCGTAGATGCGGGCGTGCTCTGGCAGCAGGCTCTTGCGGAGCTCCATGTACTGCGAGCTCTCGTTTGAGTTGCCGCTGATCGGCACGAACTGCACCTTCTTGGGCAGGATGGCCACGGACCCACGCCGGCGAGCGCCGCCGTACGTCTCCTGCCACTGAGCCCGCATGGTGTTCTGTGCTTCCGGCGGAATGGTCTCTTCCGTGGTCAGGACGCCGTCTGGCCGGGCTGAGTTGTCCCAGAAGGCCGACGCAGCCACGTCCAGCTTGCGGGCCAGGGCGACGCTGGTGCCGCACAGCTCGGCGGGCACGTGGCCGACGAACCCGTTGTCGGACAGCCAGCGGTAATGCACAATCTCGGACTGCTGGAACTCGCGAAACACGCCGTCCGGAAACAGATACCGGTACGTCAGGCTGTTGTCGCTGCCACGCATCACCTGCATCCGGGACGGGTGCAGCGGCTCCAGGCTGCTGCAGAATCCCTTCGGGCCGGACACGATGCGGTCGTACGCATTCCCGTGGAGTGCCAGGTGGTACATCGTCGTTTCGATCTTGTCGTACTGCGACTGCCACGTGTTTGGAAACCACGTCAGCACGTCGTAACACGGAATGTCCGTGGCGTGTTCTTTCGGCATTCCAGGCCGGCGGCGCATGATTTCCATGGCCATGCAGGAAATCGACTGCGAGATGAAGCGAACGCAGGCGAGGATGCAGTTGACACGGACGGCCACCTCGGCGGTGACCTGGTCGGGCGGCAGGAACGTGCCCCACGGCATGTTGTCCGACAGGCCGCGCACCTCCCACTGATCAGACGGTTTCCGGCGGGCTGCCGGTTTTCGGGCCGTCTTGGTCACATTGGAATGAGCTGCCATTCGTCCGCACTCGTTTCAGGGTCGGCGGTGCTCGCGATTGCCAGTCCGCAGACGGCCGCCACGATCCCGTCGGTTTTCTCGGTGCTGCGCCCTTTGTCGGGCTTCATGTTCCCGGCGTGATCCACGTACAGGCAGACATTCCCGGCCATCCACTGGAGCACCGGCGACGGGCACCGAAACTTCCGCTCATGGATCAGTCCCTCGAGCAGCTTTGACGGTGCCGTCATCCGGCCGACGTTCTGGCCAATAGCAGACACATCAATGTCGTGCCGGTGAAGTTGCGTTGCCACGCTGCCAAGGTTCCACGGATCCGCCCCGACGCCTCGCACCTTGTGCGTCTGCGAATAGGCGATGATGTCGGCCGCGACCTGGTCGTGGTCGAGCCGCACGCCCGGCGTGGTGCGGATCCAGCCGTCGGCAATCCACTGACGCAGCGGCACGCGGGCTTCCTTCTCGCGTGCCGCCACGTTGTCCTCCGGCATCCAGAACATGGCATCGGCGTCGTAGCCGCCCTGGCCGTCAGGGAAGAGGGCGACAGCCGCCGTTAGGTCAAGGTGATCGGCAAGGTCAAGGCCGATGAAACACGCGCGGCCATCCAGCGGCTGGGCTGGCGGGGCGACGCAGTGCGAGTAGAGCTCGGGCGTGAACCAACGGTTGTCCGGGGTGCTCCAGACGTTCAAAGAATATCTGAGCCACCGCGCTCTCTTAACAGGGTTGGTCAAGGAGTCTTCCCAGTCCGACTTGAACTCCTCCTCGGGGAACGTAATGCCCATTGACGGGTTTGCCTTGCGCCACACGGCTGGGTCGTCGAAGTCGTCTTTGACAGGGTCAGCCGCGTAGATGAGCCCGAAAAAGGTGGGGTTGGCAGCCGGGTTCTTCATCACGAGCTCGGCGTCCTGCCACCATTGGTAGCCGGGGCCTTTGCGGTCGTCGCCTGCCGTGCTGATTGCGAGCACCAGGCCGTTGGGCGTGGCGCGTGTTGCGTAGGCCAGTGCGCTGACGAGCTCGTCAGTTTTGTGGGCGTGGATCTCGTCAATGATCACGCTGCCGTTCAGGCCCTCGTTCCGCCATGCGTCGGCGCTCAAGCAGCGGAGAATGTTGCCGTGCTTGCGGTTCCTGATGATCGACTTGCTGTCCACGACCTCGAGCACCTTAGACAGTGGCGACGACTCCACCGAACGCTTCAGCATTCGGTACAGAATGCGTGCTTGCTCGCGGTCCACGGCCGCCGGATAGACGTCTGCGTGCGGAAGGTGCGACGTAAGCAAATATTGCGCGAGCTGCGACATCAGAAACGTCTTGGCGTTCTTCTTGGGCACGAAGACGGCGCCGCGGCGATACCGGAGCCGGCCGTCTGGCCGTTTCCACCCGAACAGCGGCGCGATGACCTGGTCGCGGTGCCACGGGATCATCTTCACGGGCGTCGGGTCGCCACCGTCCTGGCTGGGGAACCGGCAGAGCGACTCGATGAACTTGGCCGGGTGTGCGGCGGCCTCGGCATCCCACGTGTAGCCGGGCACGTATTCCGGACGCTCGCTCCCCGGTTCAGCCGGTGAAGGCGCGGAGCGCGGCTTCTTCGGCGTCTTCTTCGACATGCTCGACCTCCGGTGGGAATCGTGTCTGAGCCGCCGGCGTCAGACCGTACTCTCGGGCGAACGTCAGGAAGTCACGGCGAGCGTCACGCAGCAGGCGAGCGACCGGGCTGGCTGCTTGTCCCTTGTCCGTGGCCGTGATCCAGCCTTCGGCGGCGAGCTGCGTGGCGAGCTCACGACAGTCGGCGTACAAGTGCGCGACTATTGCAAAGCCCTCGGCGTTGTCATCGCAGAGACGACCAGCGGCAGCGAGCGACGCAGCGTGCGCGTTCCAGAATGCTGCGGCAACCTTTCGGCCCGTGATATCTGCGGGTGCTGTGGGCGGGTTGGCGTTTTTGTTTGTTGTCGTTGCGACAGTTGACGCGAGCCCAAGCGCGATTGCTTGTTTGACCGTGTCGCGTGTCCGCTTGCTGTTGGGGTCGGGTTGTGGTCCGCGTCGGCCCATAGGTTCTTGGCAGTTTAGGGTTAGTATTAGAGTTTCACGCGTACAGCCGGCATGGGGTCTTGGACGGGTCGGCCGCCAGTCTGGCACCCCACCCCCCTGTTGCGTTTTGCGTCAGTATCCACGCGACTGCTGTTCGCGTCTTGTTTTTGCTCCATGGCATGACACGCAGAGCGTCTGTAGGTTCGTGTCGTTGTCAGTGCCAAAGTCTTCCAGCGGGATGATGTGGTCTACATGGGCATCACGCCCGACCACTACTGTGCGGCATACACAGCACGTGTACGCATCACGCACGAGGATTCGCTGACGCCTTACGGCCCAGTCGGCCGTGCGGTAGTGAGTTGTTTCTTTTATGGGCTTCGCTCTCGCGTGCGTGGGCTTCCATCGCTTGATAGGGCCGGGCATTGGCATCTCACGTCAGGTCGTTGGGGTCGTACCTCTTGGGTCGCATAACACGCAGGCGTCTGGCATCCACTTCTGCACGGCGTATGGCGATCTCCTCGGGCGTGGGATCCACGGCCGGGCCACGACGTCCACCACGCCCACGCCCACGCCGCAAGTCTCGCACCTGGTCCTCGAGGCGGGCAGCCAGCACGAACACTGTCACGCCCGCGAGGAACGCAGCTTCTCGGCACGTTGCACCGCGCGCATACGCCTGACGTACCACACCTTCCTGCTCGTCGGTCAGCCATTTCTTCACGCCCTTTGCAGGCATCACGCATCCTCTCGGATAGTGATGATCGTGCGGGCCTTTTCGTTTCTCGCGGCGTATCTTTTGCGGCATTGCCAGAACACCGCCTGGTCGTCGTCCTGCCAGACCCCTGCGTCCGTCAAGGCGTCGGCCACGCCCTTTTGGATGTTGTCTCCGTCAGCGTTTGGCCACAGCGGCGCATTTGGGCTGAGGTCGTGTTTTCGCCAGTGCGACTTAGGCCGCTCAAACACAGCCTCGATCGAGATCACGCTGGGCACGCGCGGCATAGTCCGTCCGGACGCTCGGGCCACGAGCTCGATGGCTTGCCGGTAGACGTGGATCGGGTGCTTCTTCTCCGTGTACGCGTGTCCGTGTCCTCCGCGTATTGTCACGCGTGGCCGCGGCTGTGGCACGGGCTGGCCTGGCACCTCGAGCACGATGTCCATGCGTCTCCTCCTTGAGACAGTGACAATCGTGCAGATTCAATTACACGAGTCTACTTGGCATTCCACGCCAATCCGACGTTCGCCAGGGCGTAGCCCAGCCACGCCAGCGCCATGCCTGGGTCGCCTTTACGGAACTGGTCGACGCCGACCATCAGGTAGACAAAGCCAACGCACAGGATCAGGGTCGAGCTCATGACAGCCGCTCCAGCAGTTTGCGGAGCGTAGCGGCGTCCTCGTCGTAGCCGCCCCCGTACAGCGCGTCGGCACCCTCTCTAATCGCCTCCCGCTCCTCGTCGGTGAGCCTTGGATGCATACTACACTCGCTCGGTGTAGCGTGCGTGGCGCGTGTACGCAGCCGCTCATTCTCAGCCTGCAGCCGCGCGATGATGTTCTCGCAGATCCTGATCCGCCACCGCAGACGCACAATGTCGTTGGCGGCGCCACGTTCAAGCGACGTGTTGTGTTTTTCGTCCATGAGCGACACATCCTGTTTTTCTGTGAAAGTTTCTGACACGGCGGCGCGTCAGCTCGCCTTGAGCTGCTCGATCATCTTCCGCCGGGTGTACTCAAAATCGTCAGCGTCCTTGCCCTTGAAGCCCTCGGCGGGTGGCTTGTCGTCCGGGCCGCGGTGGCCGCCGGCTGGCCGCTGGTCTCGCGGATTGTCGAACTGCCCCCCAAGCACTTTGTCTACGAAGCCGGCAGCCACGAGCTGCGGAAGCGTCACGGGATCGCGGAAGTATTTGCACCGTGGCAGGGCCTCAATGGCCGCCAGGGCCTTCTCAAACCATCCCTCCTCGGCCAGCCGGTCAAAGACCTTGTCGGGCACGCTAGGCAGCTTCCAGGGGCGTCCTGTGCCAGCCGCCCACGCCTTCCGCAGGGTGTCCCAGCCTGCCGGCTGCTCCGGTCCATGCGCAGCACTTCCCGGGGAAGAAGAAGAATTTCTATCTCCTCTATCTCTTCTCTCTAGGGCGCGCGGCGCCCC